GAATGTTTGTTTTTATTATGTTGAAGAAAGATTAGAGCGGTTCAAAGAAGTAATAAAAACACTATCTGCTATACCAAATATCAAACTCATTATTAACAGCAATTTTAATTTTGATTCTAGTTTACCTATTCATGTTGTAGATTTAGAACATCCATACTGGCACACATGGGAACACAAGAAGTATATGCCAGAGTTTCTCAAATCAGATTACACACACTTTGCATACCTTGAAGGTAACATTGAGATAGAAAAGAAAACATTTGATTATTGGGTAAACACCAGAGAATTGTTCAAACGTAACAATTTAAATTTTATACCTGCCACTCACCGAGTTCAAAAAGTAAATGGTGAAGTATATTCTTTAGATTGCACACACCATCAAGGCCATCGACCAACAATTATAGTAGAAGGTCAAAAGTTTGTTTCACTATCCGATCCATATCAAGGTATGTTTATTATGGATAAAGAATTGGTAGAAGAACATATCAACTCTGATTATTTTTCTTTTGGTCAAAAAGGTTCATGGGGTATTCGTGAATCAGCCAACTTAGGTAATATGTTTGTAAACATTCCTGTAGGATTTGGCCACAGGTATATGTTACCACTAAATAATTTCTCCGACACATGGGTAACACACTTTGGTACCGACTATCACGGTGATGCCGGTTCACCTCATGCCAAAATAAAGATTGAACATCTATTTCAATGAACACTAAAGATTCGTACCGTGATAACCCTCTACTTAAAAAGGTAGGTGTTGACCATCAGTATACCAAAGAACAGATTGAAGAATATGTAAAGTGTTCTAAAGATCCAGTTTACTTTTGTATAAATTACATTAAGATTGTAAACGTGGATGAAGGTCTCATTAACTTTAAGATGTGGGACTTTCAAAAAGAAATGATTAATCTGTTTAAAGATAATCGTTTCGTTATTACTAAATGTCCTCGTCAGGTTGGTAAAACTACCACAACAGTTGGTTATCTTCTTTGGGCAACTATCTTTACCGATTCACAAAACGTAGCCGTTCTGGCAAACAAAGGTTCTTTGGCTCGTGACATTCTAGCCAAGTATCAACTTGCGTATGAGAATTTGCCACAATGGCTCCAACAAGGCGTGGTGACATGGAACAAGGGTAATGTAGAACTAGAGAACGGGTCTAAGGTAATCGCTGCCTCCACATCATCCTCAGCAATCCGAGGTGGTTCTTTTAACATTGTATTCTTAGACGAGTTTGCTTTTGTCCCAAATAATATTGCCAACGAGTTCTTTAACTCAGTCTATCCTGTAATCTCTTCCGGTAAGTCATCAAAGATTATTATTGTTTCTACACCAAATGGTATGAATTTATTCTACAAACTATGGATGGATTCGATTGAAGGTCGAAACAACTATAAGAACTTTGAGATTCATTGGTCTATGGTGCCAGGTCGTGACGATGCGTGGAAAGAAGAAACAATTCGTAATACATCCGAAAGACAGTTTGCACAAGAGTTTGAAACGGAGTTTTTGGGTTCTTCTAATACACTCATCTCTGGTTACAAACTGCAACAATTGAGGTACATGAACCCAATTGCAGAACATGATAAGATGAAGATATATGAACATCCCATCAAAGAAGGTCATGAAGATGCCAAATCAGACCACCTCTATTGTATTACAGTCGATGTATCTGAAGGTAAAAACTTGGATAGTTCTACATTTTCAGTCATTGATATATCTTCTACACCATATAAACAGGTTGCAACCTATTCTAGTTCGTCAATATCACCCATATTGTTCCCAACGGTGATTGTCAATGCGGCTAGAGTATACAATGATGCCTATGTTTTGGTTGAAATTAATAACAATCCTCAAGTGGCAGACTTTATTCATTCAGATTTAGAGTATGAGAACCTATTGAAAGTATTTACTGGCAATAAAAAACCACAGCAATTGTCTGCTGGTTTTGCCAGAGGTGTTCAAATGGGACTGAAAATGTCTCCTCAGGTCAAGTCGGTAGGTTGTTCTAACCTTAAAACTTTGATTGAAGGTGACAAGTTAATCATTAATGACTTTGATACCTACTCAGAGTTAACCACTTTTGAACAACATAAGACTTCATTTGCTGCAGCAGAAGGTGCAAATGATGATATGGCCATGACTTTGGTCATCTTTGCATGGGCAACAACACAAGCCTATTTCAGAGAAATTGTTAATCATGACCTAAGAAAACAGATTCAGTTGGAAAACATGAATCAAATAGATGAGGATGTTTTACCAGCACCTATCATAGAAGATGGTTTGGAACATGATTTTATGGTAGAAGGTGGTGATGTATGGGAAGTGGCTGATGGTGGAGACACTTATGCGGCCTATAGTAAGGATTTCTTTAGAAGTATGTAAATCCTATGTTTCATAAATATTCGTATGGTATTATAACTGCCAAGAACACATAATAATTCAAGGAGAATAAAATGGCGTTTCAAATCTCTCCAGGCGTAAATGTTTCCGAAGTCGACTTAACAACAGTCGTTCCTTCGGTACTTACTACGGCCGGTGCTTTTGCTGGAACCTTTGCATGGGGTCCAGCAGATAAGGTTATCTTAGTAGATAACGAACTCACACTAATTAATACATTCGGTAAACCAGATTCAAATTCTGCAACATCTTTCTTTACGTCAGCTTCTTTTTTAGCATATGGCAATAATTTAAGTGTTGTTCGTGCTGTTGGTGCATCAAGCAACAATGCAACTGGAAATACTGCGGTACAAATTAAAAATTCAGATGTATTTCAAGATTCTTATTTGTCAGCCAATAATTCAAATTCCTATGGCGCTTTTGTTGGAAGATATCCAGGTGCATTAGGTAACTCTTTATCTGTTAGTGTTTGTGCTAATTCAGCAACATTTTCAACATGGAATTATAAATCATTTTTTACTAGTGCTCCAGGAACATCAGATTATGCAACAGCAGCTGGTGGTGCCAATGATGAACTACACATAGTTGTTATTGATGAAGATGGTTTATTTACAGGCACTCAAGGAACAGTATTAGAAACTTATGGTTTTGTATCTAAAGCTTCTGATGCATCATTAAATGGTTCCACAAATTACTATCGCCAAGTAATATTCAATCAATCTAGATATGTTTATTCTACTGATCCAGTAGATTATGCAAATACAGCCACAAGTTGGGGACAAACTGCTTCTGCAACATTCGTTTCTCCTCCTGCAAATCAAACAGTTTCTCTTGCTGGTGGTACTAATAGTTCTATTACTGAAGGTAATTTGCAATCTGCATATGACTTTTTCTCAAACAAAGAATTAATTGATATTTCTTTAGTAGTAACAGGTGATGCATCTGCTAATGTACAACAATATGTTATCGACAATGTGGTAAATTCTCGTAAAGATTGTGTGGCATTTATTTCTCCACCAAGTTCAGCTGTTGTAAATAATGCTGGAAACGAAACAACAAGCATTCAGACTTATTTGACAGCACTTGCTCGGTCAAGTTCTTATGTTGTTGCCGATTCGGGTTGGAAGTATATGTTTGACAAATACAACAATGTGTATCGTTATATTCCGTTAAATGGTGACATTGCTGGTCTTTGTGTTAATACTGATACGGTTCGTGACCCATGGTTCTCACCAGCTGGTTTCAATCGTGGTCAAATCAAAAATGCTATTAAGTTGGCATGGAATCCAAACAAAACGCAACGAGATGTATTGTATTCTGCTGGTGTTAATCCAGTAGTATCATTCCCTGGTCAGGGTATCGTGTTATATGGTGATAAAACATTACAAAGTAAACCGTCAGCGTTTGACCGTATCAATGTTCGTAGATTGTTCATTGTATTGGAGAAGTCAATTGCTAAAGCGGCAGAGTTTTCATTATTTGAGTTTAATGATGAATTTACTCGTGCTCAATTTGTGGCACTGGTAACTCCATATCTCCGTGATGTTCAAGGTCGCCGTGGCATCACTGATTTCCGTGTTGTTTGTGATACAACCAATAATACACCACAAATTATTGATACTAATCAATTTGTTGGCGATATTTACATCAAGCCTGCTCGCTCTATCAACTTCATCCAATTAAACTTTGTTGCTGTTGGAACTGGCGTTGACTTCACAACAATCGTTGGTGCAGCTTAATAAATACTAACGAATAGGAGAAAACAAAATGGCATTTAATGTAGCGGAATTTAGAGCAAATATGATTGGTGACGGTGCTCGTCCCAATCTATTCTCGGTCTCTTTGGTATTCCCAACAATTGCAACTAATGGCACCGCAGCCGGTCAACAAACAACCTTTATGGCCAAATCAGCACAGTTACCTGGTTCTACCGTAGGTACTGTACCTGTGTTTTACTTTGGTCGTGAATTAAAGTTTGCTGGTAACAGAACATTTACAGACTGGACTTTGCAGATTATTAATGATGAAAACTTCTTGATTCGTAACTCTCTCGAATCATGGATGAATTCTATCAATAGTCATGCTGGTAATGTTCGTAATGGTGCGGCCGCAAGTCCTTCATCATACACGGTTGATGCAATTGTTACACAATACGGTAAGACTGGTAATGTATTAAAGGAGTACAAGTTTGTAGGGTTGTTCCCACTTGACATCGCACCAATCGATTTAGATTGGGGTTCTAATGATGTTATTGAAGAATACTCAGCAACATTTGCTTTCCAATACTGGGAATCAAATACTACAACTTAATATGTTTTTGTTTGGAGGACTTCGGTCCTCCAATTATGATTAATTGATTTGGAATAATACAATATATGGCAACTAATAAATTCTCACTCTTTGGTTTTGAGATTGCTCGGAGAAAAACCGAGGATGAACAATCTTCACAACCATCCTTTACGCCACCTTCTAATGAAGATGGTGCATTAACCATTTCTTCGGCCGCATATTATGGTACATATGTTGACTTAGATGGAACGGCTAAGAATGAAGTAGAACTCATATCTCGTTATCGTGAGATGGCCATGCAACCAGAAATTGAATCTGCCATCGATGACATCATGAATGAGTCGATTGTGCAAGATGATGATGGTAAAATTATTGATATTGTTTTAGATGATTTGGATCAACCAGACAAAATTAAAAAAGCAATTAAAGAAGAATTTGGTACTATATTGCGATTGTTTAATTATAAACATATGGCACAAGATATATTCCGCCGTTATTATATTGACGGTAGATTATATTATAATGTGATTATAGATAAACAAAATCCAATTGCTGGTATTAAAGAGTTAAGATATATTGATCCACGTAAATTACGTAAAGTTCGTGAAATAAAAAAGAAAAAAGATGAACAAACAGGTGCAGAGATTGTTGACGTTTATAACGAATACTATATTTACAACGATAAAGTCGTTACTGGTTCTTCAAGCAATTATGGTCCTATTGGCGTTCGTATCACTACTGATTCAATTATTTCCGTTGTTTCTGGTCTCATGGACAGCCGCCGTGCTGTTGTTTTATCATATCTACACAAAGCTATAAAGCCACTTAATCAGTTGCGTATGATTGAAGATGCGACAGTTATCTATCGTATCTCAAGAGCACCAGAACGCCGTATATTTTATATTGATGTAGGTAATTTGCCAAAGTTAAAAGCAGAACAATATCTCCGTGACATTATGGTAAAGTACAAGAACAAGCTTGTCTATGATGCTAATACAGGTGAAGTTCGTGACGACCGTAAGTTCCTGTCGATGATGGAAGATTTTTGGTTACCTCGCCGTGAAGGTGGCAAAGGCACAGAGATTACTACATTACCTGGTGGTCAAAATTTAGGTGAGTTGGAAGATGTTAAATACTTCCAAAAGAAACTATATAATTCATTAAGTGTTCCTATTTCACGATTAGAACCAGCACAAGGTTTCTCAATTGGCCGTTCATCTGAAGTTACTCGTGATGAGTTAAAGTTTGCCAAGTTTGTTGACCGGTTGCGTAACAAGTTTGCGGACATCTTTAATCAGGCGTTGCGTGTCCAGTGTGTATTAAAAGGCATTTGCACGGCTGATGAATGGGATCAATTTAAAGAACACATTTATTATGACTTTATTAAAGACAATAATTTTGCTGAGTTAAAAGAAGCAGAATTAATGAAAGAACGATTGGGTTTGTTGGGTGCAGTTGACCCATACACAGGTCGTTATTTCTCACAAGCTTGGATTCAACGAAATGTATTGCGTTTAACTGATGACCAAATCAAAGAAATGCAAATCGAGATTGATGAAGAAAAAGAAATTGGTATGGGTCTACCAGTTGGTGTTATGAATGATGTGGCACAACAACAAATGATGTCACAAGTACCAAGCCAACCAATGAGTCCAGTTGATGCCGAACATCAGATGAAATTGCAAAAAAAAGAAGCAGAACAGAACCAGACACAAGAAGAAAAGTCGCCTGGTACTTTTGTTAAATTGAAACAGATATTATAAATATTTTGATTGGAGAATAAAATGGATACAAAACAGATTATAGATTACGCAGCAGAAGATAACGCAAAAGATATGCGTGATGCGTTATATGCAGGTATACATGATAGAGTAATGCAACACATTGATACCAAAAAACAAGAGATTGCACAAAATTTATTTGCACAATCTGAACAACCACAGGATACTGACGGTGAAAACTCTTAAAGAAATTCGTTCTTTGTGTGAAAAAACTGAATCGAAAGATTCAATGGATCCTCCTGCCGTTTTGATTATGAAAAGAAAATCGGTTAGATTGTTTCCAAATAATCAAAGAGTTGCATTGTATTATGTGGATAAGATTAATAAATATGTTACGGTACCTTACACGGCCATGCAATGGTCGTCAACAGGTTCAATGGATGAAGAAGTAGATGGCGAATAGGTATTCGTATCAAGTTATTAAAGACACCACAGAACATGCGGTTATTAAATTAACAGGATGGTTTGATGGTTCTGAAAATGAAGATAATGCACATCGTATACAGGCAAATACATTATACGGTGCGTTAGATGCAAATAATGTGCCTTTAAGGACACATTTAAGTTTAAGTAATACAGCCAAACCATATTATGGTTTAACTGTCAACCGAGTTTGGTATGACACATGGCCGTATGAAGGTGATGTTGAACTGTATTGGTATTCTGATAATCCACAAACTATTTTATTGATGAATGGTAACGGAGAATATGATGGTAACGGAAATTGGGTAACAATACCAAATCCTAATACCGCTATTGCTAATACAAATGGTGATATTGGTATTAGAAGTCGCTTAGCACCAAATTGCAACACATCAAGTTATACAATTGTTATGGAGGTAAGAAAGTTAAATCAATATTATCAGCGTGGTCAATTTAATGATCCAGCTGCATTTAACTACCCACCATACGGAATAACTGGTACAAAATAATTAGGATAAAAAAATGGCAACGTCAAACAGTACACAAATTTTAGTCGATACAACAAAACGCACCGTAATTAAACGGGTTGGCATTTTTGATGCCGCTGGCGGAAACGAAGCCTTGACAGTTATTATTGATCCGCGAACATTGTCTGGTGCGTTAAATGCCAATAATTTACCATATCAGGCTGGCAATACAACTGCTCCTGGTTTTGCTAATTCAGCATTTACAATTTCTCGTGTTGTTTATAATGTTGATGCAGAAGTTGGACACATACAATTAAAATGGCAAGGAACAACTAGTGATGCCACAATTTATGCATTAGGTGTTGGTGCTGGTGATACAAACCCACAATATCAAATGCCTGCAATACCAAATAACGCTATTGGTCCTACAGGCAACGTAACAATTACAACTGTTGGTACCACAGGTAATGCTGCCTACACATTAATTATTGAATTACATAAAGATAATCGTTTTTATAGTTCTGGTCAGTTTACTGATCCTGCTGCATTTAACTATCCTCCTTATGGTGTAACTCCGTAATAATGAGGGATTTTATAGATTGCCTCTTTTATGGTGACCTAGCGGAGGCAAAAGAAGCTCTTGTAGATAGAATTGAAGAACTAGTTGCTGAGAAATTAGAGCAAGTAGAGATAGAGATCGTGGACGAATTAGATGAAGGTAATATCCAGAAAATGGGTAGAACACAACTAGTTCGTGTAAGATTCCGCAAGGGTAAAATCCAGCGGAGAGTTAAGAAGTCGGCCGTACCAGGTTTTACGATTCGTGGTGGTAAGTTAACAAGAATGTTACCACAAGAACGCAGAAATCGTAAGATGGCTGCAAGACGGTCGAAGTTTAAGAGAAGAAGTAAATTAAGACAATCTTTAAGAAAAAGACAAATTTCTTTAAGAAAACGAAAAGCTATGGGGCTATAATGAAGCTAATAACAGAAGTCACCGAATCACTACAATATCTTGCTGAAGAAAAAGACGGCAAGAAAACTTTGTTCATCGAAGGTCCATTTCTCCAAGCAGAAGTGGTAAACCGCAATGGTCGTAAGTATCTCAAAGAGACCATGGCCAAAGAAGTACAAAGATATACAGAACAATATATTAATAAAAATCGTGCCTTTGGTGAACTGGGACATCCAGACACCCCATCTATCAATCTTGATAGAGTATCTCACATGGTCGTGGGTCTCCGTCAAGAAGGTAATGATTGGATAGGCAAAGCAAAAATTCTTGACACGCCTATGGGCAACATTGTTAAGAGTCTTATCGAAGGTGGCGCACAAATTGGTGTGTCTTCCCGTGGTATGGGTTCTCTTAAATCTGTTAATGGTGTAAACATAGTTCAAGATGATTTTCATCTAGCCACAGCGGCGGATATTGTAGCAGACCCTTCTGCTCCAAATGCTTTCGTACAAGGTATCATGGAAGGCAAAGAATGGGTGATGGTAAACGGTGTATGGACTGAACAACAATATACTCAGGCAAAGAAGATGATTCAAGAAGCTTCTAAGGCTGATATAGAAAAAGTAAGTCTACGCATTTGGGAATCACTCGTCAAAAAACTTTAATTATAAATATCCAATATAAATCAAGGAGATTTTCAAAATGGGAAAATTCAATCTGTCCGAAGCCGCTAAAGACATTCTACAGGGAACTGTAGACAGTAAAAGAAGTGGTCAAGATAAACCGGCAAAACTTACTGGCGATGTAGCTTACGGTACTAAAGAAGTAAGTATTGGTGGTCCAGTAACCAAAACAACCGATGCTTTGCCTGATTACACATCAGGTTCACCAACAGCAACTGCACCTGGTGCAAAACCACCTGTTGGTTCTGAGCCAATGAAGAAGTTGTCTGCACAACCATCACAATCTGGTACAATAGAACAACCTGAAGGCAAGACTGGCAAAAACCAAATGCCTTTGAACAAAGGTTCTGTTGGTGTTCAAACTTACGAAGAAGCTGAATCTGAAGGCGATGTATTTGCCGAAGAAAAAGACGAAGATGAAGAAGAACATGAAGATGAATCACAAGACAAAAAAATGATCAAAAAAATGATGAACAAGGAAAAAATGAAAGAAGATTTAGATGCCCTTTTAGGTGGCGAGAACCTTTCGGAAGAATTTGTTCAGAAGGCTTCGACAATTTTTGAAGCTGCTGTTATTGCTCGTGCAGAAGAAGTTATTGCCGAAGCCGAAACAGAATTGATGGAACAATTTGAAGCTGCCATTGAAGAAGTTAAAGAAGATTTGGCTGCCAAAGTTGATGACTATCTCAACTATATGGTTGAAGAATGGGTCAAAGACAATGAAATTGCAATCGAAAAAGGACTCCGTTCCGAAATCGTTGAAGATTTTATTACAGGTTTAAAAGGTTTGTTTGAAGAGCATTACATTGACATTCCTGCCGAAAAGGTAGATGTCGTTGAAGGTTTGACAGCTAAGGTTGAAGAACTGGAAGATGCTTTGAATGAACAGATCAAAGTGGCTGTTGAGATGAAGAAAGAGCTCAGCGAGTCCAAAAAGGTTGAGGCTATTTACGCAGCGTGTGAGGGCCTTACGCAGACTCAAGTAGAAAAATTGAAGTCACTCGCAGAGGGTGTGGAATTTACTACTGAAGAAGAATTTGGTACTAAACTTACAACATTGAAAGAAAGTTATTTCAAGGCTGATGTTAAAGTTGCCAATTCATCTGCTTTAGATGAGGTGTTGGTAGAAGAAGAAAAGAAAGAGAAAATTCTTTCTGACGATCCTTCAATTAACATTTATGCAAAAACTATTTCACAAACTATGAAGTAATATACAAACATAAGGAAAATAACCATGTATATGACAGAAGAACTACAAAAAAAATGGCAGCCTGTTTTGGAACATCCAGAACTTGAGTCCATCAAAGACCCATACAAGAAGGCTGTAACAGCACTTGTTTTGGAAAATCAACAACAAGCTATGCGTCAAGATCGTATTGCTTTGAACGAAGCTGATCCAGGTCCTACAAACGTAACTGGTGGTGTTCAAAACTTTGACCCAATTTTGATTTCTTTGGTACGCCGTGCGCTTCCAAATCTTATCGCTTATGACGTTGCTGGCGTTCAGCCAATGACAGGTCCTACCGGTTTGATTTTTGCAATGCGTGCTAAGTACGTAGATCAAAATGGTTCTGAGGCATTCTATAACGAAGCCAACACAATGTTCTCTGGTAAAGGTTCTGCTGGTAACCCATACGGTTTCGCTGGTACAACTGCAACCGACACAGGTACAAACCCTGTTGTGTCCGCATCTTTAGCTGCTAACAGCTATACAACTGGTATTGGCATGCCAACAGCTACTGCTGAATACCTTGGTTCGGATGGCAATACAGCATTTGGTCAAATGGCCTTCTCTATCGAGAAAGTAACTGTTACAGCCCAAAGCCGTGCATTGAAAGCTGAGTACTCACTCGAATTAGCACAAGACTTGAAAGCAATTCATGGTCTTGACGCTGAAACAGAGTTGAGCAACATTCTTTCAACAGAAGTTCTTGCCGAAATTAACCGTGAAGTTATTCGTACAATCTACACCGTTGCCGTTCCAGGTGCTCAATATGGTACAACAACAGCAGGTTTCTTTGACTTAGATACAGACTCTAACGGCCGTTGGTCAGTTGAGCGTTTCAAAGGTCTAATTTTCCAAATCGAGCGTGATGCTAACGTAATTGCTAAGCAAACTCGCCGTGGAAAAGGTAACGTGTTAATCGTTTCTTCTGACGTTGCTTCTGCTATGGCAATGGCTGGTGTTCTTCAGTACACACCTGCTCTCCAAGCTGATTTGCAAGTAGATGACACAGGCAACACATTTGCTGGTATGTTACACGGTCGTATCAAGGTTTATATTGACCCATACTTCGGTGGGTACACAAACAATCAAGAACTCGTAACTATCGGTTACAAAGGTTCTAGCCCATACGATGCTGGTTTGTTCTATTGCCCATACGTTCCATTACAGATGGTTCGTGCTGTAGACCAATATACATTCCAACCAAAGATTGGTTTCAAGACTCGTTACGGAATGGTATCAAACCCATTCGCAGAAGGACTTGGAGCTGGTTTGGGTGGTTTGAATGCTCGTACAAACAAGTACTATCGCATTTTTGGTGTGAAGAACTTGATGTAATACAAAAAAGTCATCGTAAGAATGACATTTCAAGAGGCCTCTTCGGAGGTCTCTTTTTTTGGCTCCTAAATAAATGTATATCAAAACAGAGATTGTAATATGACCGTGCTATCTAGAACACCACAAAATACCAACTTGCTACAACCAACCAAGTTTTTATTAACCTTTGATAGAATTGGTGCAGCAACATACTTCTGTCAGTCTGTAAACATACCAGGAGTAAGTGTAGGACAGGCTCCAATCAACTTTCCAAGCATAATTGTATACTCGCCTGGTAACCAGTTAACTTACAATAATTTGAATGTTAATTTCTTGGTAGATGAAGGAATGATTGCATGGCAAAATCTATATGATTGGTTCCTTTCTTTTGCCTCACCTGATGGTACAGACGAAAGAAACCTAAAAACGGCGTTACAGAACGAATACACTAAACAAGATAAGAAACAATACTGTGATGCCACTTTAACGGTATTAAACAATCTGAATAATCCTGTAATTCGTGTACAGTTTACCAATATATTTCCCGTTTCACTTTCGGATATCAACTTTGATACAAGAATGTCCGCTGATGATATTGTTACGGCTGATGCCACTTTTGTATATGACACATTTAAATTTATACCAGTTTAATTAACATTAATTCTTGCCATGTAACATGAATTGTGATATGATGTAAAATTAGTGTTAGACTATTGAAAATATTATGGAAAATCTAGAACAAGTATTAAAACATTGGGAAAATGATGCGGCAATGGACCAGACAGAACCTGGTAAAGAACTCATTCGCATACCCACACTACACAACAAATATCTCTCTATTCTTACCAAACATAAGATTGCCTCTAAAAAGGCACACTTTGATTATCTGCGTATGAGAAAAATTAGACTGGATTATTATTCTGGAAGACTAAGCAAAGAAGAACTAGAAGAATACGAATGGGAACCTTTTGAGTTTGTATTGAAGTCGGATATTAATGCCTATCTTGAGGCTGATGCACACCTAATTAAGTTACTTGAAAAGAAGGTGTACCATGAGGAAGTGGTTTCGGTTTTGGAATCCATAATGGGTGAATTAAAGAATCGGCATTGGGAGTTAAAGTCATTTATTGATTGGGAGAGATTCATTGGCGGACAATGATATACTAATCTCCAAAAAAGATGAAGTCTATGCCAAGATAACCTGTGAGCGTCACATTGCACAAGAGTTATCGGAGTTTTTTACCTTCTTTGTTCCTGGACACCAGTTTGTTCCTGCATTTCGCAATCGGGTGTGGGACGGGAAAATACGTTTGTACAACCTACAAACTTCCATGTTGTATCGAGGACTTTTGCCTTACATTGAACAGTTTTGTGAATCAAGAGAATATACATTTGAATATGAAGATGGACTGGATGTAGAAGATGAGTGTTCTGTTTATCATGCCAAAAAGTTTATCAGTGAATTAAATATACATGCTCGTGGTGAACCAATCGAGGTAAGAGAACATCAAGTGGAGGCATACATTCATGCCATGCAAAAACGAAGATGTTTATTATTATCACCAACAGCTTCAGGTAAATCATTAATCATCTATTTAATATTTCAACAGTTATACAAATACCAAAATCTTAAAGGACTGGTTATTGTTCCAACCACTTCTTTGGTTGAACAGTTATATTCCGACTTTGCAGATTATAATAATAAAAATATGGATTCATTTCTCCATAGAATATATCAAGGCAAAGAAAAAGACACAGACAAACCGTTGACGATATCCACTTGGCAGTCATTGTATAAACTTCCAAAAGAATATTTTGAACAGTTTGATTATATCATAGGTGATGAAGCGCATTTATTCAAAGCTCAATCTCTTACCACCATACTTACATCCTGTGTCAATGCTAAATATAGAATAGGTCTTACAGGCACTTTGGATGGTACCAAAACACACAAACTGGTACTAGAAGGATTGTTTGGTCCAGTCAAAAAGGTAATAACTACAAGAGAGTTAATCGATAAACAACAGGTATCGGACTTTGAAATTAAATGTCTAATACTTAAACACGATGATGATGTGTGTTTGAGAATGAAAGATTCAACTTACCAAGAAGAAATACAGTATCTTATTTCAAACGAAAATCGAAATAAATTCATTAAGAATCTTGCAGTTAGTTTAGGTAATAATACCTTGATATTATATCAAATGGTTGACAAACATGGACAAATACTGTATGATATGATTAAAGACACCAAGAATATTGGTGATAGAAAAGTATTCTTTATTCATGGTGGCACAGATGTTACTGATAGAGAAGAAGTTAGACGAATTATGGAGACAGAAAACGATGCGATTGTTGTTGCTTCTTTTGGGACTTTTTCTACTGGTATCAATATTAGAAACCTGCACAACATCATCTTCGCAAGTCCATCTAAGTCAAGAGTGCGAAACTTACAATCAATCGGCCGTGGATTGCGGCAATCAGAGGGAAAAGAAAAAGCCATCCTCTACGACATTGCAGATGATTTAAGATATAAAAAACATATGAATTTTACTTTGAAACATTTCGTTGAACGAGTTAAAATATATAATGAAGAACAGTTTGTTTTTAAAACTTATAAAATAGGACTCAAGAAATGATAAAAATAGTTCGATTAAAGAATGGTGAAGATATTATTGGAGATTTAATAAAACTACCAATTGATGATTTACAAATTACAGAACCAATGTCTGTAGATATTACAAATCGAGGACATGAGAATGGTTTAGTTATGTCACATTGGTTGCCAGTTCAACTAATTAAGAAAAATGAAATCACAATTAAATCTTGTGATGTACTTACAATATTTGAACCTAATGATGAGTTTGCGGAATACTACTTAAATACTGTGGAAAAAATTAAGTCTTTAATGAAGGCAAAAGAAATCACGGATGAATTGACTGACGATGAAATTGAAGATATTATGGATGCCTTACAAGATTCAGAAGGACAGGTATTACATTGATTAATATTAACATCAAAGGGGGACACCGAGAACTATACACGATGGCAAGCCCTTTGTCAACAACTTTTTATGGTATATTTTATGGCTAAGCAAAAACACTACATTAATAACGAAGATTTTCTGAAAGCTTTGGTGGATTATAAAGAGTCTTGCAAGAAGGCAATTAAAGATAAGAAATCACCTCCAGCTATTCCAAATTATATTGGAGAATGTTTTATGAAGATTGCAGAAGGTCTTTCTCACAAGCCAAACTTCATTAACTATACTTATCGTGATGAAATGATGTCAGATGGTATTGAAAACTGTTTGATGTACTTTGACAACTTTGATCCTGCCAAATCCAAAAATCCATTTGCTTATTTCACGCAAATCATTTACTTTGCCTTTCTACGAAGAATATCAAAAGAAAAGAAACAGACCTACGTAAAGTATAAAGCTACTGAACAAATGGGTATTCTTGATGAAATGGAAATGATGGAACTAGAAGATGGTACCACAAAACAGTTTGAACTATATGATAACATTGCAGAGTTTATTGGCAACTATGAAGAATCAAAACAGGCAAAGAAGGATATTGCAACGGCAAAGAAGTCAAAAGGTATTGAAAAGTTTTTAGGAGAATGATATAATGTATAGAGTAACCTATTACGCAACACAAAAAAAAGACGTTGTTTTTTACAAATGGTTTAAAACTTTTAAAGAAGCAACTAAATTTTCAATCCAATTAAAAATTCCAGAATCAATTACTGAAATTAAATTTATTAATGAAAATGATTCAGATAATCCTAAACCGGATAGGTCTCATCCTTCAGATTAATTAAAAAAAAATATATTATGAAAATTGCGATTATAACAGACCAACATTTTGGTGCTAGAAATGACTCGATTCATTTCTTAGATTATTATGAGAAGTTCTATAAAAACACATTCTTTCCTATCCTTGACGATAATGGTATTAATACTGTTCTCATTCTTGGAGACACTTTTGACCGCCGCAAGTATGTAAATTTTTATTCCTTGAAAAGAACCAAGGAGATGTTTTTTGATGAGTTAGCCAAACGAAATGTTAAAGTTCATATGTTGGCAGGTAATCATGACACTTATTTTAAAAATACCAATGAAGTTAATTCGGTAGACCTTCTACTCAAAGAATATAATAACATTCAAGTTATTGATACTCCACAAACAATTCAAATCAATGATACATACATTTGCATGATGCCTTGGATTTGTCCAGAGAACCATGGAGAATCCATTGAAATGTTATCTAACACATCGGCAGATATTTGTATGGGTCATTTTGAAATTGCCGGTTTTGCCATGCATCGTGGTATGCCATCTTTAGAAGGATTGAACCGTGAACTTTTTAGACGTTTCGATTGTGTATTCAGCGGCCATTACCATCACCGTTCTTCTAGTGATAACATCACTTATCTTGGAAACCCCTATGAACTCACCTGGCAAGATTATAATGATCCGAGGGGTTTTCATTTGTTTGATCTTGATACTTATAAGCTTGAGTTTATTATTAATCCTAATGTGATGTTTCACCGCATCGTTTATGATGATAAAGAAAACTCCATTACAGAGATTACCAGCAAAGATTTGAGTAAGTATACCAATACCTATGTCAAAGTTGTGGTACTCAACAAAACCAATCCTTATCTGTTTGACAAGTTTATGGACAACTTATACAAAGTTAATCCAATCGATATTACCATTGCGGAAGACTTTACAGACTTGACAGAAGGCATGGAAGATGATATGCTGGATCAAGCTGAAGATACCATGTCAATTATTGGCAAGTATGTAGACAGTATTAAAGAAGAACACATTGATAATGAAAGGCTAAAAACTATAATTAAAGAATTATATGTTGAGGCATTGAACCAGGAACAAGCATAAAACATGAATTACAACGTTGCAATTATTGGTTTTGGTTTTGTGGGTAAAGCTGTAAACGCTTCATATCGAGGTATTGACTCTAATTATATTATTGATCCAAACTTATCAAATGTCACTGGTAGTTACAAATCAATTAAAGATGTGGATGCAGTATATGTTTGTGTACCTTCTCCACAAAAAGAAGATGGTTCTTGTGATACTAGTATTTTATCAGACGTATTATATAAACTAAAATCTGTTAATTATAAAGGTGTTGTTATTAGTAAGGTAACAGCACCACCGTCTTTTTACACCACAGCAAATGAATTTATGGAAAATTTGGTTTATGTTCCAGAATTTTTGGTTGCCAAAACTGCCATTAATGATTATTTGTCGTCACGATTTCATGTTATAGGTGGAAATAATAAAACATATATTGAATTGGCAAAAACAGTATTGCAGAATGTTTTTCCTAGTGCTGTTTTTTATTCAGCAACAATTGAAGAAGCTTCGATGATGAAATATACAATTAATTCATTTCTTGCCACAAAAGTTGTTTTTATGAATGAATTAAAAATTCTTTGCGACAAAACAAATATCGATTATAACAAAGTTGAAAAATTGGTATTGATAGATAAAAGAATCGGTAATTCACACACACAAGTTCCTGGCCCGGACAATCACTTTGGTTTTGGTGGTGCTTGTTTTCCAAAAGATACCAATGCTTTATTGACATACGCAAAAGAAAATGATATACTATTATCCGTTCTAAATTCTGCTATTGAAAAAAATAAATTAATTAGATGATTACATTTCAAAAAGTCCGTTGGAAAAACTTCTTATCGACCGGTGCCACTTTTACTGAAATCAACTTTCAAAAATCACCAAACACATTAATCATTGGTAACAATGGTGCAGGTAAATCCACCATTCTTGATGCATTGTGTTTTGGTCTTTTTGGTAAACCATTTCGTAAGATAAACAAACCGCAATTATTAAACTCTATTAACCAGTCTGATTGTGTTGTAGAGATTGAATTTTCTATTGGCAAAAAACATTATAAAGTAATTCGTGGTATTAAGCCTAATGTGTTTGAGGTTTATCTTGAGAACAAACTACTTGACCAAGATGCCAAGGCAAAAGATTATCAAGAGTTTTTGGAGAAGTTTATTCTCAAGATTAACTACAAATCATTTACACAAGTGGTTATTCTTGGTTCAGCATCATTTGTTCCTTTCATGCAATTATCTCCGGCTGACCGCAGATTAATTATTGAAGATTTGTTAGATATTGGCATTTTCTCCTCTATGAATGGAATTGTTAAAGAGAAGATGTCATCAATCAAAGATATCTCAATCAAAAACAAATATGAGATGGATATTTCTTCAGAAAGAATCAACTTTCAGAAACAGAGTATTGAAGAACACAAAAGTCGTTCTGATGAAGAAATTGCTAAGAAGCGTAAAGAGATTGCCGATTCGGTTGATCAAATCTTTACACTAGAAAGAGATGTTGAGTTAATTCAAAAACACATTGCCGTGTTGCAGAGCAAAATTGCCGACCAAATGGCAGTTCAAAAGAAAAGTGCCAAGTTGATTCAACTAGAGTCTAAGCTCGAATCTCGCATTAAGAAGATTGATAAAGAGGTAACCTTTTATGAAGAACACTCAGACTGTCCAACCTGTAAGCAAAGTATTGAAGAATCTTTTCGAACCGACCAAGTTTCTGTTCTCAATAACACTAAATCGGAAGTCAATACAGCCTTAACGGACATCTCTACTCAAATTACGGCAACAAATAAACGAATCGAAGAAATACAACACGGACTTAAACACATTACGGCACATAACAACGAGGTGGTGAAACACAACTCAACAATATCTGCCATTAATAAGTTCGTTACAAAACTTCAAAGAGAAGTAGAAGAACTTACCAACCACAAAGATAGTCTTGAAGATGAAAATGCCAAGTTAAAAGAACTCAAAGAAGAACTTGGTGTATTAATTAAAAAACAAGAAGAACTGGCCACAGAGAAACAATACTATGAGTTTGCAGGATCATTGTTGAAAGATACTGGCATCAAAACCAAAATCATTCGTCAATACTTACCTATCATGAATAAGTTAATTAATAAGTATTTGACTGCCATGGACTTCTTTGTAAACTTTAACATCAATGAATCGTTTGAAGAAACAATTAAGTCTAGGCACCGTGATGAGTTCTCATATGCCAACTTTTCTGAAGGTGAGAAGATGCGTATTGACTTGGCTCTATTGTTTACATGGCGACAAGTTGCCAAATTGAAGAACTCTACAAATACCAACCTATTAATTCTTGATGAGGTATTTGATTCTTCTCTTGATGGTGTTGGCACAGAAGAATTTTTGAAATTGATTCATGAGATGGGAACAGATACCAATGTATTTGTTATCTCACACAAAGGTGACCAGTTATTTGATAAATTCAGGTCGATTATTAAATTTGAGAAACATAATAACTTTAGTAGGATTGCAAAATGAGCGAAACAATTGTTTTTAATACAGAAGATACATTAAAGGATAACAATTATGCAACAACGTATAATATTCCTTTATTTGATTTAATACCAGATACCCATCCAATTCTTCGTCAGGTCTTACCTGAATTTGATTTTACAAATCCACCAGTTAATCCAATGGAGTTTGCCTCTTCATTGGTTGAAACCTGTAAGAAACACAATGGTTATGGATTGTCTGCCAATCAATGTGGTTTTCCTTATCGAGTTTTTGTGATGGGTTCTGGTGATAATTTTGTGGCATTTTTTAATCCAAGTATTGTATTGAAATCTCACAAAGAAGTTCATATGGCCGAAGGTTGTTTATCTTTTCCTTTATTGGCATTGAGTATCACACGACCAGAAGAAGTTGCAGTAACATACCAAGACTTTAATGGAGAATGGAAACAGGCAACCTTTAATGGTATGTCTGCTCGTTGTTTTCAACATGAGCTTGACCATTTAAATGGAATCGTGTATACTAGTAAAGTAAAACCTCTTGCACTACAAACTGGTATGAAGAAACGAGATAAGATATTGAAGATGGTTAATAAGATGAATAAAAACTTGGCAAAGATTAAACAATAATGGCAACACCGATTGAGTATGTAGAAAAACAATGGAATGATTGGCAAGAGAAAAATCCTGTCAATTCATTTCAACACATTGATGAAGCAAACATGAAGGAAGTCCTAATTAAGGACTTGACTTATGCTTCGCAAATGGATGTTCGTGAATATACTTTATATCAAAAATGGTGTGAAGTGAAAGAAAGATATCCTGTCTTTGAAGCCAGCACTGTATTTGGCACAGAGTTACAAATGGTTGATCCAGAGCAAGATAAACTCATTAAAGAAGTTAGAAAAAACTTTTGGGTGCCAGAATCTCCTGATGATTATGAAAAACTGAAACCAGTTATGGTATTATCTAATGGTGAAGATGCTGCTCGTTGGAACGCTATCAGAACATTTTCTTCCACGATGAAGAACAATTCAAATATTGGTCGTAATCTATTTTATGTTTTAACAGATGAAGTTACTGGTAAGTATCTTGGTGTTATTTGTATTAGTTCAGACTTTCTAGACTTGACTCCAAGAGATAACGCCATCGGATGGTCGAGAGATGTTAAGACACAGCAACACATGATTAATCATACTGCAATTGGATCCACCATCGTTCCGTTACAACCACTAGGTTTTAATTACATGGGTGGTAAGTTATTGGCATTGATGTGTTTATCAGATACAGTTCAGGCAGATTGGAAAAGACAATATGGAGACACTCTTGTTGGCGTTACTACAACGTCATTATACGGAAAAACAAAAGCCGGAGGGCTTTCGCAGTATGATGGACTTGATCATTGGAACGCTATGGGTTTTTCTTCTGGTTCTGTGGCTTTCGAACCATCGAGGTCAACTAAAAAATTAGTGTTTGATTGGATTAAAGAAAATCATACTCGCAAATACTTTGAATGGTGGGAAGCCAAAAATACACAAGGTCTTCCACTTAAGCGTGACCATAAAAATCGTTCTTTAAACTTTGCATATTCTAAACTGCAAATACCAAAAGAATTGATTCGCACCGAACATCAACGTGGTATCTATTTTAGTTCTCTTTATAATAATACCTTTGAATTTCTCCGTAAGGAGATTACCGATTCTGATCTGGTAAAGTCGTTTGATACCAGTGAAGAAACCCTTGCCAATATTTGGAAAACCAAGTATGCTAAGGGTCGAATTAGGCAATTACAGAAGAAGAATACTGTTTCATATGATTCTTTATTCTATGATGACCTAATATACTTGTCTTGGGAAGAAACCAAGTTCAAGTATTTGCCACAAGTTGGCAGATAAACAAGTATACCGCAAATATACTTGACACACACACTACATAATGTTACAATGTGTTCACTCGTTGAAGATGTCTGACGAGATTTATTATTAACTAAAATATGGAGTTTTACATGAAATTATCAGCAAAACAAAAGATGTTGGCCGCTTTGACAAAAACAGAAGGTTACAACACATTCACAACCAAACAAGCTCAACGCCGCTTTGGTATCACCAATGTTTCTGCTCGCATCTCTGAGTTGCGCCAAGAAGGTTATGCAATCTACGGTAACAAGAAAAACATCGCTGGTGAAGTGCAGACTGTATATCGCTTAGGTACACCAAGCAAGTCTTTCAAAGCACAATGCCGTGCTAATGGCGTTCGTGTTCAATCAGTTTAATCTGATTTAATACAAGGGGTTTCCACAAAAGTGGTTGCCCCTTTTTTTTTATTTCTCGGAGAACAAATGGAAATTTCAATTAAAAAAGAAGATTTACAAAAGAAGAGTTTATTTGTCGCTACACCAATGTATGGCGGCATGAATCATGGACTATACATGAAGGCATGTTTAGATTTACAAGGCTTGTGCTATCAGTATGGCGTACAGATTAAATTTTCATTTCTTTTCAACGAATCACTAATTACTCGTGCGAGAAACTATCTTGTAGATGAGTTTATTCATCGTTCAGAATGTACACACATGTTGTTCTTAGATTCGGATATTTCTTTTAATCCACAAGATGTCATTGCTTTGCTTGCACTAGATAAAGAAGTTGCTGGTGGTCCTTATCCTAAGAAAGCCATCAAATGGAAATCAGTTAAGAAAGCTGTAGAGAAGAAACCAGATATTGATCCACAAATACTTGAAAAAGTTACTGGTGATTATGTTTTCAATCCAGTTAAAGGCACAGCACAATTCTCAGTTACGGAACCACTTGAAGTATTAGAAATTGGCACAGGATTTATGATGATTCGCCGTGAGGTCTTTGAGAAAATGACCGAACAGTATCCAACTATTCGTTACAAACCAGACCATGTAGGTCAGGCTAATTTTGATGGATCACGATACATTCATGCGTTCTTTGATACGGTCATTGACACAAAAGACTCAATCACTGGTGGCGGCTCGGATCGTTACTTGAGTGAAGATTATATGTTCTGTCAGATGTGGCGGAAGATTGGCGGTTCAATCTGGTTATGTCCTTGGATGAAAACATCACATATTGGTACCTATCACTTTCAAGGAGATATGCCGGCAGTTGCTAATTTTGTCGGAGAAATGTAATGGCCTGGCAAGATAACAAAGGCAATCGTGGTACCGATGATAATGCTAGGATAGTAGCGGAAGCTCCTTATCAACCTGTATATGAAGATGCGGTACCACAACCAACACAATCAATTGGTCGCAAGTTTGATGGTGGTAAATTGATGTATGGACTTCTTCCACCATTAGCTTTGGAAGAAACCGTTAAAGTATTAACCTTTGGTGCTCAAAAATATGAACCTGATAATTGGCAGTTTGTGCCTGAT